TCATCGCCCGTCAGGCCGGCCAGGGCAAAGCTCGGCCCCACGATCGCGGCGTAGAGCTGGCGCGCGGTGAAGCGCGCCGTCGCCACGACGCCGGCGAGGAACTTGGGCCACGAGATGTCGTCGACGGGACCGAACGTCGCCTCGTATTCCCAGACCAGATCCATCAGGTCGCGCTCGGGCTGCTGGACGACGTCGCCGGCGGCGGCAGCTTCGCGTTCTGCGGGGCTTGGTCCCGCTGCTCGAGCAGCTGAACCATCCAGCCAGGCAGCGACCGGCGGTGGGAGAAAAAAGAGTAGACCACGAAGTCGAGGAACTCGCCGAGCGTCAGGTCATTGCAGACGGACATGTCCTCGGGATCCGTCTTGGCCTCGAGCTCGTCGACGATGACGGCCAGCGTCTCGGTATAGCCATTGCCCGCGCCGCCCTGCTGGTAGCGCTCGAGCAGATCCTGCCAGCGCAGCGCGTCGCGGAAGAAGAGAGGCTTCCGGGCGACGAACGTCTTGCCCGTCGGCAGCGGGACCCGGATGCCGACGAACGACTCGACGGCGGTCGGGCTGATGCGTTTCGCTTTGGCAGCGGACATGCGTGTTCCGATCGGAGGCCTGCGGTGTGGTGGGTGGGCGCCCCGCTGAGGGAGGCGCCCGGTTAGGCGGATCTGCCGGCGCGGGGCGTGCTATGCCCCGCGGGCCGGGTTAGTCGCTCGTGAGCGTCGGGGTGGCGACGCGCATGAGGTAGCGGAGGTCCCAATCGGCCATCTTCTGGCTCTCGGCCGGATCGGGGGTCTGCACAAACGCGTTCGGGATGTTTCCCTTCAGCCGGTTGAACTGCGTGCCGCCGAGCGTCCAGGCGATCACGCGGCTCGTCGGCGGCGGCGCCGAATCGGCGAACGGATCGTAGGTCGCGAGCGGCGGCTTGCGGGCGGTGAGCGTGAAGAACGGATTGCACTCGCCCCAATCGAACTCGCCCAGGCCGTCGGCGTTGTTCCCATCCTCGGAGAGCTGGATGTCGGCGTTCTGGACGAACATCGCTTTGCTGATCGCCGGCGCCCACCCGCCCACGGTGAGCGTGAGACCGACGGTCGCGAGCGGCGCCGTCGCATCGTAGCCGAACCCACCCGGAAGCGCCTGCGTGGTCGGGTTGCCGCCGAGGCGACCCAGCATGCGGAAGCGCACGATGCCCAGCCGGCCCGGCGAGAGATCCCAGCTGAGCGTCCCGCGGCAGCCGAGCGCCTTCACGAGCAGCCCGCCGCCATAGAGGTAGCAGGTCGAGGACGCATGCGCGTTCGCCGCCAGCGTGTAATCGAACTTCAGCGCGCCGTCGACCTGGGTCCAGCCGCAGGCCTGCAGCAGCGGATCCGATTCGATGACGGCATCGGCGCCGGCGCCGCGCGTCTGCCAGGCGATCGTCGCGTCGACGTAGCGGCCGCGCGGGCCCCCTGGCGCGGGGCCGAAGATCGTGCCGCTCGCCGCGTCTTCGTTCGTGTTGGGCCAGTTCTCGATGATCCGGAAGCTCGACCAGACGCGCTCGGAGATCCGGAGCGCGTCGGTACCGACGGCCGGCGCGGCGTCCACGCCGTAGCCGCCGCCCTCGACCTTCGCGGTCACGCCATCGAGGCGTACTGGTTCCCAGGTCATCGCTTACTCCTTCGGCTCGGGCAGGCCCAGCCGATGCCAGTCCGGCTCGGGTTTCGGCTTCGTATGCGTGCCATCCTCGGCGATCTGCCCGCCCGACGTCGGCTCGGGCGTGTACTCCTTCTTCCGCTCGAGCGGCTGCGCGGGAGCGTCTGTCGGCGCCGAGGACTTCGGCTTGGGGCTCACGTCAGCCCCGTATCCTCTTCTTGCACCGGGAAGTGGATCCGAAATCGGCCCTCGTAGGTATCCTGGCCGAAGCTGCCGAGCGGGAACTGCTCGATGCGAATCGAGAAGTCGCCCTCGCCCGAGCCGTAGACGCCCGAGCCGGCCGTCGCGGCGATCTGATCGATCCGATGCAGCAGCTCCTCGGCCGCGAGCCGCATCTGGCGCTTCAGGACCAGCGCGTCGGTGCCGCGCGCGAAGTAATCGGCGACCAGGGTGTGCACGTGGTCGCGGATCCCCGCGTTGCGCTTGGCGTGCGTCAGCGCCTGGTCCCAGTCGAGGCCGAGGCCCGGCAACGCATTCTGCTCGATCGGCGCGAAGTCCTCGGCCGAGGCCCCGGAGTAGAGATTGATCGTCGCGTCGATCCCCCCGACGGTCGGCAGCACGGCGATGCCCTTGACGGCTGCGAGCGCGCCGAGCTCGGCCGCATAGTTCGCGACCAGCACGGGGCCGACGGCTTCGATCGCGTCGTAGATCACGGCCGGCCCTCGAGGCGGCGGAGCCGCGGCTGCTTGCTGTGTGCAGACGAGTGCAACGAGGGCGGCGAGCACCAGCGGCGCCCGCGGGGATGACCGTGTCTCCATACCAACCTCCCGATCGAGTGAACCCTCATGCGGCCCCACTCAGTCCGAGCCGCGCCATCATCACCGCGCGAATCGCTCCCGGCTCCACGCCCTGCAGCCAGAGCCGCAGCGGCTGGAAGGCGATCTCGCGCTGCTGAAACGCGCCCTGGAACGCCACGATCGGCCGCCGGCGATGGAGCGGCCCGGCCCGCCGATCGCGTGAGCCCCAGTCAAGGCCCTCGGCCGTGACGACGCGCACGTGCTCGGCCGAGCCCTGGCGAAAGCTCCCGCGCAGCCGGCCGGTCCAGACGAGGATCGGCCCCTGCGGGCCGGCGCCTGCGGTGGGCGGCAGCCGGTAATAGCCGCGGCGCTCGAGCCGGAGCACCGTGGTCGAGTACTTGAGCAGCGGCCAGGGCGTCCCGGCCTTGGCGCCCTGCGTCTGGAACTGCGCAGCGACCCAGAGCTCGAGCAGATCCGCGATGACCTCGAAGGCCGGCCGCAGATCGCGCGCGCGCTCCTCGAGCCCGGAGATCTGGTCGTCGATCTCCCGTAATCCCTCGAGCGTGACGCTGACGCGAACCGGCATCGACCACCTCCTGCGAGACGAAAGCCGCGCACCCGATTGGTCTGCCGCACCTTCGGCACCCATGGCATCTGCGTCGGGCTCGGCACCGAGCTCGGCGACGTCGACCAGTTGAACGCGATGAACTTCAGGGCCGCGTTCACTTGATCGGGACTTCTTCCCAGGCGAACCCGCCGAACCCCGTGACGGCGGTCAGCGCCGCGATCGCCACCCAGCCGCCGGGCGGGACGACGATCAGGCCGCTGACGTCGTGCCAGACCATCGGCGAGGCGGGCAGCGCGGCCGCCGTGAAGCCGCCCATCAGCGGCAGCACGTAGCCGGGATTGACCGTCGTCGCGGAGGAGTCGGCCTTCATCGTCGACGGCGCACCGATACCCAGCAGGGTGTTCTGGATGCCCGGCGCGGCGAGCGGCGTGGTGTGGACGACGTTCGCGATCGCCGAGTACCCGCCCTGCATGTGAATCGAGGCGATCGCCGCGGGCGCCACCGTCAGCGCAAAGCCGTAGCCGAGGATCTCGGCGTTGAACTTGTTGCCGAGCGGATTCGAGATGCAGAGACCTGTGTACACGGTGGCGAGCCCGACCGTCAGCGCCTGCGCGGCGACGTTGTGCGCCACGAATAGCGAGCCGCGGCGGGCGGCCTCGGCATAGCGGCCGTGCGCATCCGTGACGACCTGCGCGCCGGTGACGGTCGCGCGGAATGGCGTGCCCGTGCCGTCGCCCTGCAGAACTGGACCGATACGCATCAGACTCAGGTCGGACATGGCGCTCCCTTACCAGGGCGACAGCACGCCGACCGCCGGCGCGCTATAAGTGCCGAAGAGACTGCCCCACGGGGCGAAGTTGTCGGACTCGCTCGCCGTGGCGACGCGCAGCCGGCCTTCGCCCGTCAGCGACAGCATCCGCACCGTGTTGTCGACATAGGACTCGACCGTATCGCTGACGCGCGCGAGGAGGGCGAGCGCCGAGAGCACGGCCGCGCTGTCGTCACCCGGCGCGTGGCCGATCGGCCGTACCGCCATTCCGTATTCGCTCGGCGCCGGCGGGACGTTCTTGACCTTCGCGATCCCCGCGGGATCGAGCGGATCCGCGATGTTGTCGCGCTCGCGCTGAACCGTCTGGCCCGCGACGACGAGCTCGGAGCTGTCGAGCTTCTGCCCGGTGGGCAGCGTGATCGTTTGATCAGCCACGGCTCACTCGAGATCCGGCAAGTCGTCGATCCCCGCCACGAATGTGATGTCGTAGTCCGCGGGATTGGCGAAGCTGGCGCCGACGTCCGAGGCGCCCTTCTCGCGCAGCAGCCGGGCGAGCGTGAGAAAGCGCGCGGAGGCATTGTCCTTCACCGGGCCGACGCTCGTGATCGCGATCTCCGACTCGGCGGCGAACTTCGCGGCCACGATCTCGGCACACTCCGCGGCGGCGAGATAGAGCGCCGGCACGTTGGTGTCGGGATCGACGGTCCCATTGGCGAAGCCGCGCCGCGTGAGCTGCCAATCGATCTCCTCGTCCTGGAGTAGGCGTTTGTCGGTCTTCGTGTCGTGAAGCAGCGAGCGCACCGTATCGCGCGCCTTCACCCCGACGTCGGCGAAGTTGAACGTCCACGTCACGGCTTACTTCGCTTTCGACGTCTTCTTCGCCTTCGGCTTCGACGTCTTCTTCGGCGCCGACGTCGTCGGGGCACCGCCTTCAGGCGCAGCGGCCGGCGCCGGCGTCTCGGCCTCGCGCTGCGCCTTCTTGAACGCCTTCACCGCGGCCGGATCCGCCGGCTCGTGGTCGGCGAGCTCGCCCTCGGCGAAGGCCTCGTGCGTGCTGTCATCGACCGGGACGGTGCCGCGGCCTTCGCTCACCCAGCCCAGGCCGAGCAGCGACGGGCTCAGCTCCGCCGCGGGGAACGCCTCGCCGGTGTGGATGTGGCCACCCCCAGCCCGGAGCCGATCGCGGCGCGCGACGAATCGCTTCTCCATCGTGTCGTCCTTTCGCAGAAACGGCCCGACCCATTGGGGCCGGGCCGCTCCGCTTCGCTTGAGTACCGCGGTCAGTTAGCTGACGGCGGCGGTGAAGAACTGCCCGAGATCGGCCGCGACCTTCCGGATATCGAAGGCCATCTCGCCCTCGACGCGGTGCGGCACGGCGATCTGCGGAATCTCGAAGTCCTTGATCCGGCCGCCGAACGCGTTCGCGCCGAGCAGCCCCGCCCAGCTGAACGTGTAGTAGGCCGACGGCGCCCGCAGGCTCGGCCGCGGGTTCAGGTAGGCGAGCAGCGCCACCTTGCCGACGATGTAGGCGAACGTGTCCGCCACGCCTTCCGCCGACGTCGTCGCGGTCCCGCCGGCGACGAGCACGCGCGGGATCTCGAGCACGCCGTGCGCCGTGAGGTTCGCGAAGAGGCACTTCGCCAGGGCGACGAGATCCGGCACCGCGCCGGCCGTCGTGTACTGGAAGGCCTGCACGATCTCGGCGTTGAGCAGCAGGCCGCGCAGCACGAACGGCGAGAGGACCAGCGCGTTCGGCCAGAAGCCGGTGCGCTGGTGGATGTTCACCGTCTGCAGCGTGAGATCCTCGCGCGGCGTCGCGCCCGACTGATCCCACTGCTTGAACTGGTTCGCGCCCGGCGCGCCCGGCACGCCCGTCTGGTCGGTGCCGCCCCAGACGCCGGTCGTCATCAGGCCCGCCGCGAAGACCTTCTCGCGGATCAGCATCAGCTTCTGCGTGACATCGGAAAGGGCGTCGTCGACCGGATCGCCGGCCGCTTGCTGCGCCTGCAGATCCTCGTCGACGTCCTTGTGGTAGGCGTACTTGATGCAGCTGTACGCGCCCTGCGTGATCTTGAAGCCCTGGCCGAGCGACTCGGTCGCGGGGCCGCGCCGGGCATCATCCGGATTGATCCGGAAGAGGTCGCCGCGATCGTAGATGTTGAACTGGCCGGCGATCGCCTTGACCGGCACCTCGGCGCCCGAGGCCGCCTGGAACAGCGAGGCGTCCTGGAAGTAGGCGACCGACAGATCGGTCAGCTCGGTCGAGACGTGCACCGTGCTCGTGTCGGGGTCCGCTTTCTGGAACCGCGTCCAGTCGCCGATGTCGGGCGTGGCGGTGTTCCGGCTGCGGCTCTTCTGCAGCCCCTCGAGGAAGGCGAGCGCGAACTCCTGATCCTGTTTGGACAGGTTCTTGAGCCGCGAGTCTTCC